GGCCCGCGTGGTGGTTCGCGGGCGGGTCGGCGGTCCATTCAGCAACGGAGGCCTACGATCGCTGGTCACTACTGGACCCGGCTCAGCGGGGCAAGTTCTCAATTGGACAGGCTTTTGGGGAGGCGTTCGAGGCAGAAGTGGCGGAGCTGGACGCGAAGTCGCCAGACCGTTCTACGTGGCGTCACGCGGGGCCCAAGACTGCCCCGGAGACATACGACCGGTGGATGAAGCTGGGTCCACTACTGGTCGGTAACTACATCACCTGGCGTCGGGCGCAGGACTACGTGATCTGGGAGGCCTTCGCGGACTCCCAGCAAAGCACGTTGGTGTCCGGCATCGAGATCGACCTCTCGTTCACCCCGCCGGGGTGCGATAGGGAGATCAAGGCCTACGCAGACCGAGTCTTCTTCAGCCCCGCACTCCAGCAGATCCACATCATTGACCTGAAGACCGGCACCCGTGGCCCCAGGGTGCCCCTTCAGTTCGGCGTCTATCGCGCCGGACTGGAAGCGAACTACGACGCCGTAGCAACGACGGGTGCCGCGTTCATGAACCGCGAGGGCGTCCTCGGCAAGGCCTTCGACCTTGCCCGCTACACCCCCGCCTACATCGGCAAGCTGTTCAGCAACCTGTCGAGGGCGGTGGACAACAACGTCTTCCCCGCGCACCACGGAAGCGGCTGCTTCCAGTGCGACGTGGGGGATGCCTGCTACGTCAACGGCGGTACGCAGGCGCATCTGTACGACCCGGACAGTCCCGCCTGCCCGCCGTTCTAGGAGGAGAGATGAGAAGGGATCCCATTCCCCGCTGGCTCTTGCTGACCTGCGTAGCCGCAGTGGCAGCAATCTTCACCCTCGCCGGGTGCAGCAGCTACAACGATCACCGGGGCAAGGGAGATGCCCCGGTCGAGAACCGTAAGGGCGACGACACTCCCGCCCAGGTCATCAACATGCCGGACGATTTCCGGAACATGGCGATCAAGTGCATCAAGGGCTCCGAGCCCTGGGCCTTCGTCAACACCACGACCGACGACGCCATGCTGATCCAGGACCCCGCCAAGTGCGGCGGCAAGGTGCTCACCGCGCCGCTCCAGGTCCGGCCGCCCATGCAAGTCACACAGGAGAACTGATCATGCCTGGCAAGACTTCCACCAAGGACAAGTCCATGGCGAAGTACCTCAAGGAGCGCTACATCGAGCGCACTACGGGCGCATGCCCCTGGGGCTGCGGGCGCCAGCTCGCCAACGGTGGCCAGCACTTGCTGGTCCACCTCAACACCTGCAAGGGGTCGTCCAAGAAGGCCCGGCGGTGAGTGGCAACCGGGTAGGGAAGACAGCCCTCCTGGGGGCAACCGTGTGGTACGGCTACCGCACCGCCGGACGGAAGGCCCTCTGATGCCTGCATGCTTCTGGTGCGGAAAACCCCTGGGCACCTGCGGGTGCCCACAGTGATCGGCTGGAAGGTGGCCACGTTCATTACGCTGGCCACCTTCGGCTTCATCATCGTGATGATTTGCCTGGCCTAGGAGAGATCTTGACCGACGAGAACACTGGTCCCGACGCCGAAGGCGTCGACTGGGGCGACATGACGCAGTCCGTGGCCGATGAGCTGGCTACCTACGCCCCCACTCCGGCGCCGGTGGGCTATCCGGAGTATCCGGCGCTGCCGGAGGCTCCTATCTCCATCAACTTCCGCCCCGGCGACAAGCCGCAGATCACGGTGCGCGGCCACTGTGCCGCCCAGATCACTGCGGCTCTTAATGATCTTGAAGCCAATGGCGTGTACGCGAACCTTGCGGCTGCCATGGCCTCTCTGAACGCCCAGGGCCCGCTCGGTGCGGGCCTGGGACCCGTGAGCCCTGCCGCGCCGCCACAGGCCGCGCCAGCCCCTCCGCAGAACCCTTTCCAGTCCCCCGGCCCCGCGCCCTTCGGCCCCAACATGACGGCGCCGACCGCCCCGGGTTACCAGGGACCTCCGCCGCAGCAGCAGTGGCAGCAGGCACCGCCCGCGAATGGTGGCTGGGGTGGTGGGGGTGGTGCACGGGGCAACGGCCCTGAGCCCCAGCCCGCAGGCTGGGGGCGTGTGACCGTGCCCTTCAACGACAAGGACCGCTTCAAGGGCCTGCGGGCGCAGGGCACTGAGACCGGTAACTACCTGCGCGGCAAGATCAAGTGGGGTGACAAGGGAGGGGTCTACTGGGTTGAGCCGTCCGTCATGGGCTGGCTGGCTCAGCAGGGTTTCCCTGTCACCCAGTGAGGGTGATCGTCACCGGCTCCCGGAAGTGGTCTGATCTCTGGATCATCACTGACGCGCTCTTGCGTGTGTACCGGAAGCACGGGGCGTTCTGTTTGGTGCATGGCGACTGTTCCACTGGCGCCGATCACTGGGCCCACCTCTGGTGGGAGCAGACGCATGAGATCACCAGCTGTACCGAGCAGCGCTTCCCAGCCAACTGGGAGCGTGGCAAAGTGGCTGGTCCCGAAAGGAACCGGCGCATGATCGAGGCGGGTGCTGATCTCGTGCTCGCCTTCCCGCTGCCAGAAGGCACCGGGACGCAACACACCATGCAGCTCGCCCGCGAGGCGGGCATCAGGGTGATCGAGTACAACACGCGAGGAGAGATCGTGGGCGACGAACACGAACCCATTGAGGACGGCGGCAACGAGCCCGAGGGTCAGGACCACTTCGAAGAGGAAGATGACGAGTGAGCTACATCCGCGCCAAGCTGGCTGAGATCGACGATCTCAAGGATCGTCGCGCGGTCGTCGTCAGCAACCTGGAAGAGCCGGACATCGACTTCAACCTGGACGACGAGATGCTGCGCTTCGTGCTGGCGCTCATCGCCAAGGTCGATGGGCTCGGCGAAGGCGAGGCACTGGTGGTCTGGAAGGACATCTTCTAGGTGCACCGGCTTTCCCGCCTGGTGAAGACGGGGACGGTGGGGCAAGAGCCCCTGCCGTCCCCGTTTGCATCCTGGACCGAGCGCGGTATGCGCATCCGGCGGTCCTCCGTCCACCTGTGGGCGGGGCCGTCCGGCAGCTACAAGACCATGGCCGTCCTCAACGCGATCATGAACATGCGCACGGACACGCTCATGTTCTCCACCGACTCCGACAGCACCACCATCGCCAGCCGCATGCTGGCGGTGATCACTAAGACGCCGATCGATTCCACGGAGGAATGGCTGCGGCCCACCTCCCCGCATCTGGAGCGGGCCTGCGAACTGCTGGCCGAGTACGACTTCGTGCGCTGGGACTTTGCACCCAATCCAACTCTGGACGATGTCTGGAATGGGACCTACGCCTACGCCACGGTCGAAGGGACGTGGCCCCAGCAGATCGTGATCGACATCGCCTCCGATGTAGGTCACACCTTCGGCAACGCGGACGAGTGGGGCATCCTCAAGGACTTGATGCGCCAGGGCAAGGTGCTCGCCCGCGAGACGGGCGCGGCCGTGCACCTGATCCACCACGTCTCGGACGCCTGGCGTCCTACCACCGAGCGCCCTGTCCCCTCACGAGGGGACGTACTTGGCAAGGTGTCCGCCATCCCCGTTCTGATGGTGAACTTTGCACCAGGCGAGAACGGAGAGATCCGTGCCAGCTGCGTCAAGAACCGCTTCGCCCAATGCGACCCTTCGGGGCGCACGTTCTTCCGGATGCGCGTGGATGCGCAGACCGGTTTTGTCGGCGACTGGGTCCCCAGTCTCGCCCGTGCATCCATGGATTGGTGGAAGGAGTCCAATGCCTAGGAAGAAGGACGGTTTCATCTGGGGTACGCCCCCAGGTCTGGAGCGCAGGCCTCATACCGATCACGGCCCTCTGGTCGCAGCCATGAAGAGCAAGCCCGGCCAGTGGGCGATGGTGGGCTCGGAGTACGCCTCACCCGCCAGCGCCAGCTCCATGGCCAACTCCATCCGTGTGGCTCTTTCGAGCACGTGGGCCCCCCGGGGCAGCTTCGAAGCCGTCTCGCGGAAGCAGGGCGCCAAGTACACCGTGTGGGCTCGGTACGTAGGAGAGCCGAGTGATGAGTGACCTGCACACACTGCCCCTGGTGGGGCACGACATGCTGGACTTCGGGCGCCCCAGTATCCGAGCCCGGGTGTTCAGCGCCACGGCGCACCACTGGTACTGGGAGTATCTGGACGCCGTCCACGGGGGTGCCGTGCTGCGACACGGCCCCTTCACCTCGCAGCCGGAGGCCTATGCCTCCGCCCGGCGGATGGTGGAGGCGCTGTGAACAAGCGAGCGCGCCTGACCAGGCGCATCCTGCGCGACCATCGCAAGGGACATGCCGTGCATCTGGAGATCGAAGCCAAGATGCCGCCGCACTTTGTCATGCACGGCTTCTGGCACTGCACCCACTGCACGTGGGTCTCTCGGTTCATCCATGTAAGGGTGCCCCGTGCCTACCGCTAACGCCCGCAAGGGCGCAGAGACCGAACGCATGGTCGCCAAGTACCTGCGGGAAGAGGGTTTCCCGCAGGCCGACCGGCGCCTCCGTGAGGGACGCACAGATGATCAGGGGGACATTGACGGCGTCCCCTACACCGTGATCCAAGTCAAGTACGTGGCCAAGCCTGCGATGCAGGCGTGGGTCACGGACACGCTGAAGCAGCGGGACGAAGCAGGTGTCCCGCTCTGCATGCTGGTGGTGCGGGTCAAGGGGGTGGCCGTGGGCAAGTGGAGCGCCTATATGCCGTCGTCCTACTTCATCGCCTCGTTTGAGGACTTCGACGGCAACCTTCTGGGCAACTCCGTGGGTGAGCGAGAGGCGTGGACATGGATGCGTATGGACCTACGTCTCGCCGTTCACGCACTCAAGCGGATGACGATGGCCCTGCGTGGCCCATCGAGCCTGTCCTGGAGCACTACGGGGTGAACGTCTCCGGACGAGACCAGGGCACTGGTCTCTGTCCGGTACACGGTGAAGGGCATCCCTCCTTCACCTACAGCCTGACCAAGGGAGTGTTCTTCTGCTTCGCCTGCGACGCCAAGGGCACGGCCATCAACCTGATCATGGCAATGGAGAGCTGCGACCGTGCGTCTGCCATCAAGCGAGCAGAAGATGTTCTTCGAGCAAGCGGCCACGCAGTACCAGAACGATCTCTCCACCGATACAGCCGCCCAGGCGTATCTGAGAAGCCGAGGGATCGGTCCCGAGATCGCCGCTACGTTCCGCCTGGGCGTGTTGCGTAGGCCGCTGGTCGGCCACGAGTCCTTCGCGGGACGGCTCTCCATCCCCTACACCACCCCGTCCGGGGTGGTGACCTTCACCTTCCGGTGCCTGGAGAGCCACGTCTGCAAGGACGTGGACTGTCGCAAGTACATGGCGCCGGAAGGGATGGAGCGCACGCTCTACAACGTCAGCGACTTCCGTCTCCCCTCGCAGGCGATCTACGTCTGCGAGGGGGAGATCGACACGCTGACGCTCTCCGCGTGCGGCTACGCCGCCATCGGGGTGCCCGGGGTGAGCCAGTGGAAAGACCACTTCACCCGCTGCTTCGCCGACTACATCGACGGCGGACAGGTTCTCTGTGTCGCCGACGGGGACAGTGCAGGCCGCAAGCTGGCCCGCTTCCTCTCCGGCGAACTCAAGTCCCGCACCATCCGTCCTCCCGCCGGGCAGGACGTGAATTCGATCTATGCCCAAGGAGGGATCAATGCCATCCGAACCTGGCTCGCTGGCTGACTGGCGAGCGTTCTTCAAGCCCGAGGAGGGCTTGAGCCCCGCCCTGACCAAGGGCGAGGAAGACTGTGTCGACAACGGTGAGCCCTACTGCTTCAAGTGCGGCAAGCCTTCGTCCAGCTTCGGTGAGTACGCCAGTGCTGTGGAGGAGGACGGCCCCTTCGAGGGGGGCGAGTTCGGGGGCGATGCGCACGACTCCATCGCCGCCTACGTGCGGCGCGAGGAGGGGACCTACAACCCCGAGACCAACCGCTTCGCCTGCGACCAGTGCTACATCGACATCGGTATGCCGGTCGGAGAGCCCGGCAACGCCTATGGCTGGAAGGCGCCATGACCTGCCCTACGTGCAACGGCTGCCGGGAAACCGTCGTCGTGCGCGTCACCATCGACCCCGTCAGTGGGCGTGAGCTGTACGAACACCACGCCGAAACGTGCAGCACCTGCAACGGCAGGGGGGAAGTGGAATGAACATCTTCAGGCCCAAGAAATGCCCGGCCTGCGGGCAGCCCAAGCCGTGCTGGTGCCCTTCTCTGGACGGCTGCCCCATCTGCGGTGACCCCTACCCCTGTCTGAAGCACGGAAGGTCGACATGAAGCACAACCTGCGGCGCATCCTGCGCCTGACGGAGGCCCGCACCTTCACGATGCGGGCCATCCGCGCCTGGCGGCAGCTACTGCCGGACTGGACGCCCACCCTGGACGCCCTGCGGGAGCTGGACACACGGCCCCACGAGCACGTGGCGGCCGTCCGTATCGTCTCCGAGGGCTGGGAGGCCACTGACGCCCGGTGGGACGTCCTGCTGGCCCTGCTGGAGTGGGAACGGCGCGATGAGCGGCGACTCCAGGACGCTGCGAACCTCCTCTCCGAGACGGGTCGGGACCCGTGGGAGGAATACGAGGGCTTCGAGTGGGACGAGAAGAACCCTCCGCCCTACGACGACGGGGACTATGACGTCCACGGGCGCCTCTCCAGCGTCACCCCTCTGCCGAGCGTGCTGTTTGGCGAGGAGACGCACGGGGATCCAGACGAGCCCAACGAGCCACTGCGCCGGGCAGCGGAGCGTGCCCGCGCCGTCATCATCCCGTTCAAGGTGGTCACCAAACACGGTCAGGTGCTGCACTCTGGCGAGACCACCGTGGAGACGCCGCTGAAGGCGTCGTTCCTGGACCGGCTAACGCCGGTCAAGCACCTACGAGAGAAGGATCATGGCTAACCCCCTAGGCGTCGTCTTCAGCCTGGCCGACGGCAGCACCCACGAGATGTGGGTGCCCGGCGGATTCGCCTTCGTGCTCGTCAACGGAGGCATCCTGGTACAGCATGAAGAGCACATGGCCACGACCCTTGTGAGCGTGCGCCCCCTGCGAGGAGAGAGCAATGCCGATCAAGTTCACGAACACGGCGAAGGCGCTGAAGATCGAGTGGACGACGGAGGACGGGAGCGAGACGGCGTCGTTCTCGGTACCGAAGCAGGTACCGGAGACGGACCAGGTGAAGGCGCTGCTGAAGGCAGTGGGGTTCCTGGGGGCGAGGACGGGCGTGGTGCCCACCCTAGTGAGTGGTGCTCCGCCTGCGCAGAGAGCTACCCCGGAGTCTGCGATGAGCACTATGTCGACAGCCCCGACACCCGACCCTGGCCCACCTACCGGAGCCCGGGTCCAGATGATGCCCCCGGCGTCACTGTCTGACCGTCCTGCGGGCGGTACGCCGCCTAGCAACGTCCAGTTCTGGGAGTCCATGCCGACCATCCAGGTCCCCGGCGAGTTGGCCGGTGGACCGATGGGCTGGGAAATGATGCCGGAGGGCGACGACTGATGAACCAGAACATGATCGGCTTTACGCAGGAGTACTACACGCTCCAGAACGCAGACGGCCACGACCTGGCGATCTCGCAGGGACCGAACTTCTTCCTCACGGAGGACATCGCCGCGCAGGTCGCCAGTGACGTCTGCTACGAACTGCGGGACGTCGTCCTGATCCGCAAGCACGTGGACACCGTGGTGCGTGCCTTTCGTGCTTCTGTAGGCGTAGAGGAGGTCAAGGACACGTCCGCGACCACCTCGGACGTGGCATCCTGATCTCGGTTGGCGACCTTCTCTCCTCCAACCACTGAACCCCCGCCAGTGCCGATCTGCCCGGTCCCTCTGGCGGGGGTTCGCTTTACTGCTGGCGCTGGTTCAGCGCCTCGTTGACGGCGTCCTTGATCTTCTGGGTCAGGACGCCGTTGGTCTGCTCGGTGATCTGATCCAGCTTCTGGTCCTGCTGGGACAGATGTCCCACCACGAACAGGGCCGAGAGGATCGGCGAGAACAGGGACACGAAGACCGTCACGTCCTTGTCCTTCAGCGTGAGCACCACCACGCAGAGCGCCACGACGGCGAGCGTCCCGAACTGAAGCAGCGTGACCTTCATTCGTCCTCCGTGAGAGTCCAGGGTCTGAGGGCATCGATCTGTTCGGCGGTTGCCAGATCGATGATGCCCGTCACGGGGAGCCCGAAGAGGTGCTGTAGGCCCCGCAGAGCGCTTCGCGTACTGGCGTCCATCTCTCCGCTAGGGGTGACCCGTAGCGCGCGCTGAGCGACGCGCACGGCGTCCCTCTCAGCCTCGTTGGCAGGCTCAATGATGTCCCGCTCGAACCAATCGGGCTTCACGTCTTCTGCGCCCCGCACTTGTTGCAGGTGCTGGAAGTGTTCGGGTTCGTCTGCCCGCACCACGTGCACGTCCAGTAGCCCATTACTGACCCTCCCCACACGGCCAGTGCCAGGTGTCCTGGGTCTTGTCCTCGCTGTGATCCGCATGCCAGTCCTGGAAGGCTTCGTGAGGTATGTGGACGCGGAGCGTCGCAGCATCCGAGAAGGGGTCGGTCTCCATCACGATGGAGGCCCGGCAACGGATCTTCTCGCTGTCCCAGAAGTGGACGATGTCCCCCACCTCGGGAGCGCGGCTCTCCCGCGCCTGCCGCTTGATGCGGGCGTAGTTGATGTAGGCGCTGTCCGCCTGCACTACTGGCTTGTCGGTGACATGGACTTCCTGCGTGCTATCGGCGATCTTTGCCAGACCCTCATACCCAGCCTGGATCACCGCCAGCCCGTCCATGTACTCCTTCGACGGGCGCTTGGGCGTCCCGTCGTCATTCCACAGATCCGGGTCCAGGATCTCCATGTCCCTCCTCCTTGTGGCAGCGACAACGGCACGGCGCCCCACAGAACTTGCACTCTGCGGGGCGCTTGGGTCCGGCCTGTCCCTGCGTGTTTTTGCAGTACTCATGCTCACCGTGTCGACAGCTGGTCGACAGGTAACGATGCCTACGAAACCACATCCGCGATGGTCCTTAGCTGGACGGTGAGATAGCCACCGTAGCCGTTGGAGTTGTACGCAGGCTGCGCCGACTGCTTGAACTCGTAGTCGTCCACGACGCACGTATAGGAGCGATTCAGGTTCATGTCCTGGAAGGTGACGCTGTCACCCTTCTGGGCCAGTGCCTCGAATGCTTCCAGGCGGTCGAGGGTGCGACCCTCGAAGCCGTCCCACTGGCCGTTGTTGTCCTTCTCGCGGTCGAAGCACATCAGCGGCACCACGAAGACCCGCTGACGGATGGCGCCCGGGAGCACCTTGAACTGCCAGCCGTTGACCTCCGGCCCGGTCGCCGTGTTGATGGACGAGCGGGAGAAGTCCAGCCGGAGCTGGACCCACTCCACTGCCGTGGTCGGCACCGGCAGGGCGATGTCCGTGATGCTCAGGCCGGAGCCTTCCACCACCGACATGACGGAGGTGGTAGCGCCAGCAGGCTCCGTGATCGAGGCGACCAGGGTGCCCGCGTAGGCCAGCGGCATTCTGACCGTGAGGAACTTGAAGAGTTTGGGCTCCAGCGTGTTGAAGCGGATGCGGCCGGTGTTGAAGTACCCGGTCGACTCCAGCAGCGTGGCCGACTCCAGGTAGGCCCCCTGGCCCACCTGACCGATCACCATGCGGTCGGACGTGCCGAAGTTCGTCACGCCCGTGACGGCGCCCGTCAGGTGCGTTTGCAGATCCGTTGCGTACGCGAAGCGGAGCGAAGAGGTCACGCCGTTGTCGTAGATCGGCTGGCTCAGGTCCACGCGGTACAGGCCGGAGAAGTTGTCGATGCCGTTGGTTGCACCCACAAAGAAGAACCGGTCGTAGGCACCGATGGCGCGGACCCCGTTGGTGTTGGTCACCAGCAGGGGCCCGTACTGAATGTCGCCGTTGTCATCGATCTCGCCAACCCGGAAACCACGGTTGGTGCCGATGCCGATGAAGTTGCCGAGGTAGACGTACATCGCATTGACGACCTCGCCCAGCGGGAGCTGGCAGGCTTGCGTACCGCCGGAGGCCAGGGTCGGCACATTGCCGCTGGTGTCCAGGACCATCTTGTAGATCTGGCTCTGGTTGCCCGCGAAGCCGGACACGTAGATGGCGTTCGTACCCTCCGCGAACGCGGTGAACGTGAAGCTGGTGTTGAGGTGCGTGAACTTGGCCGTCGGCAGCGCAGGGCCCGTGCCGGACAGCTCATAGACCTTGTTGTCCACGGCCGCCATGAGACGGCCCTTGACCCACCCGAGCGCCACGTTGGCGCTGCCGGTGTTCCAGATCTTGGCCCCGGCCCCCGTGCCAGTGCCCGACCAGATGCCGACCGAATCGGCCGCGTAGTACTTCGTGCCGTCGCCCACCAGGGCGACGATGGTGTTGGCGCCACCCCACGTCACCGTGGTGGTGGTGGTGCCGTCGTCCGACTTGAGGTTGGTCGAGTAGGCCGAATAGAAGCTGTTGACGCCCGCGTTGACCCAGCCCCAGACGTAGTGGTTGAGGCCGGAGGCGTCTGCCACACGCTGCGAAGTTGAGCGCAGGAGCGTCAACTTCCCGTTCACCCACGGATTCAGGCCCACGCTGTGGCCGTACTGGATCGTGTGCCGGTTCTGGAGGTTGGCCTGCGAGACCTGGTCAGGGTCCTGGTAGAGGATGCCCTCGCCGCCGATAAAGGTGGACTGCGAGCGCAGCCACCAGTTCGCGAGCGACTGCTCGCCCGGCTCCTTGGCGTTGTCGAACTGGTCCTTGCGCACGGGCGCCAGCCCGCGCGTATAGGGTCGGTCGTCCGAGTAGGCGGACATGAAGAGCTGGCCACCGATGGCCACGTCATAGGCCGCCTGGCCGCCGGTGACCGTGACGGAGCCGCCCGAGACCGAGCGGCCGAGGGGGAACGGTAGGCGGGAGACGATATCCATCAGGCCACCCGGGTCAGGCGAATCCAGCTATAGATCTTCAGGACAGTGGCCGTACCGGAGCTGTTGGCCTGTGCCCACTGAACCGACAGGTTGCCCGGCGTAGCGCCGTTCTCCAGCATGCCCTTACAGATGTACCCGATGGCGGGGTTCGTGCCGGAGGAGACCACCGAGACACCGTAGGAGCGCGTGTTCGCCGCACCGATGACGGTGGCAATGGTGCGAACCGAGTCCGGGTCGGCCGTCGAGGTGGTGGAAGGAGCGTCCACGGTCCACCATCCCGCCGCGCCCG